GGGTCTCCGCGCTTTGTACATGTACTGCAGAACGGTGTCTTCCGTTTGCTGGGTTGGAATCCACAGGTTCCACCGCTGAGGATTATTTGAATCGCCGATGAGGGCGTACCTGGTCGGTAGGATCGGTGACCAGGCAAACCCCTCCTGCAGTTCGAAGGCTTCAATGATGTCGAGCCTAACGAGCTGTGTGTTCTGCCGGCTCTCAATTACCTGCAGGATATCACCGACGTCTTGCGGCAGCGGATACACGACCTGCTGTATGACGTACGATTCGTCCGTCATATCTGCTGCCGGGTGTTTACCCTCGAACAGTTCGATAACGGTGCTGCTGATACGTCGATAGATCGGGTACCAGTTGTGGTCAATCCGGATGTGACGAGACGTAGCGTTTGTCGGCCACGTCGCGTCCGTCAGGGTTACCTGCCGTGTCGACAATACGAAGTCCACGGTGCCTGTGGTCTGACCCGCGTACGTGATGATAGATCCCATCCGGTGGAAGTAAGCCCACTCATGAAGGGACATCAGACGCGCCCAGGCAGCAAGCACTGCGTTCCGTACTTTCCCCTCAAGCCAGCCGCTGAGCGGCTGGTTGATTTGGATAGACATGTGAGACATCATATCGTCGACAGTGATCATCCGAAGTTCTTCTTTACAACAGTGTCGAGGTCGGTCGCCACACTCATCAGGTCTTCACCGCTCATCGGGCGGGAGTGGTTGTGAAGGATCTCTGCTTCGAGATCTTTCTCAGCCACATCCTCGAAGTCAGGCAGTGCTCGGTACTCAGACTTGTACCGGTTCATCACCATGTCAGACATGGCGACCTCTTGCCCCTTTGGACATTGCTGAACCGGGTGGTTCTCCCAGTCACCTTCGATGTGTTCGTTACGGTCACGCATCTTGCGTTTCACGTCCGACAGCGAATGCTTGTGGGTAACGATGCAGTCCGGGTCTCCTGGGTACTTGGCCAACCCGCGGTAGACGACAGCATCCTCTGGAAGTCTCTCACCAGTCTTCTGCTGATACATGTTCCGGTAGAGAGCCAGCATCGGCTCACAACCTTTGAACTGCTCAGTGACAGACTTGGTGTTCTTACTGAGCATCCGGTCGTCAACGCCGGTCTTTGGTGGAGATCGTGTTGCAAGCTGAGCCGCCATAGAGACGGACTCACCGTTGTCGAGCATCCGTTCGAAGGCTTCGATGGCGTAGGGGCCTGCGTCCTGCACAGCCATCCACTCCATGTTTTCTCGTCTGGTGGGGAAGCGTTCTTCACTCATGGTGAGGATTCCGTAACAACGACTTCGGGTCGCTCGAACACCGGGTGGAGTTCATCAACCTCCAGCACAGGTTCAAGGTCCGCAACCGGTATCGACTCGTATGGCGGGACGTAGGAGTCGACCACAGACATCAAGACCTTCAGCAGAGCCGACGTACCGACGCCACTGCCGAGTTTTTCTCTCAGCATCAGCTCAAGGGCGGACTTCTCAATCGCTGATAGCATTACTTACCTCCGGGTTTGGGTTTGTTACGGGCCGCCTCGGCCTGAATGTCCTGCTGCTCCTGCAGGTGAACCAGTTTCTGCAGGTGAGCCTCCTCCTGCATACGAACCTTCTGCTGATTAAACATCTCGTTCCACTGCATCTTCTGTGAGGAAGGTGCCGTGGCTCCTTGCTGTTTATACTGGGCGTCAACCAATCTGGCAACAGTCTTTGCCTTGGTCTCTTCAGTGTCGGCCTCAAGTTTCTGAGACTGCAGCATCGCCATCTGCTGCTGAGCTTGCATCGTGGCCTCGTCTGGTGCCGGCCGCCAAGGACCAAAGAAGAAGTCCTCTACGTCCTTGATCTGAGCGGCTTCTCCGAACCGGGCGAGGAAGGCATTGAGAACTTTCTCGTCACCTGTCAGCTCGGCGTACTTCTGTGCTGCCGGGATCATGAACGGTGCGATCATCTCCAGGTCGGACATATCCTTGTCGCGGTTTGGCCGCTTCAGATCCGTGGCTTCGACCCAGATCTCTACCTCGCGGCAAAGCTCCTCGAATGGTAATGACCCGAGTAGGGTATCCCACGCCATCGCACCCCACGGGCCGAGTAGTCCCTGAAGCTGTTGGCCTTTCATGTACATCGCTGAAAGCCACAGCTCCTTCGTGGAGACGTTGACCACGAACTTATGAACGTCGGTGCCCATCTTCTCAGGACGGACGTTGGAGGCCGACTGTTTGGCCTGTACGTCGGCCTGCACGCGTGCCTGCTTCTGACTGACACCGTAGTGGATATCGTCGAGTCCTGTCGCCATCTGGAATTGGTTGTCGAGGTACTGCATCCACTCCAGCAGATTGCCCTGCACCTCTGGTCGTGTCAGGAACGACACGACATCCTGGACTCGCACATTGCTGACCGGGTTGATCTTGATAATCGCCGGGTTGGCCTCGCTCTTGATTGCGGACTCAACCTCTTGCTCGTACCCGTTGTAGATGGCGATGATATCCCGTCGACGGTCCCAACTCATCTCAAGGTGAGTGACCAGCAGTACGTTCATCGCCAGCAGTGAGCCGATGCCGGGGCCAAGGACTGCCATCGGCCACGGTGTATTGTTGATCGGGTAAAAGTCCATAACCTCGACTGGCCACTTACGGTCCTTATGAACCTCGAAGATCGAGCCGAACCGGGACGTACGCCATCGCAGCATCTCCACGATCTGTTCTGGCGTGCCGTTGTTGACCAGCGATGGGGGAAGGTTCAGTGGGTGTGGAACTGTTCGGCAGAGGCATAGGTAACAATTGTCGCCTGCAAGCTGGTCAATCGCCTGACCCATCTCCCCCTGAATACCTGTGATTCGTGAACCGATACCGCCCGTTGACCAGACCTCATACCACTCAACGCGGTTCTTGTAGAGTTCTTCGTTGCGGTTCTGTGTCGCACCGAACTCCTGCGATGTATGCGTGCCCCGATTGTGCAGGTACCCGGGCGGGTAGCCGAACCGTCGTTCAACGATCCATGCTTCTTCGACGTGTCGTCGGGAGATCCAGTTGACGTCCCCCCACAGTGGGTCTGTTGCATCCGGGTCAATCAGCAGGTCGTCGACTGGGGCGTAGAATGTTCCCACGCAGGCGGCCCCCGTGGCCCTGTCTGGGTACGTCTCTGTCCAACCGCAGCCACGTCCAGTAACGAGAGCGTCCTTAACGATCATCTCATACGTGGACTTGACGGACCCGGGATGCTGTCGACCGATGTACTCCATGACGACAGTGGCGAGACTGTTACGCATCGTGCGTTGAGCCTCGGTCATCTGCTGCTCCTGCTGGATCTGCTCCAACAGGGCCGGGTCATTCTGGCCAAGGATCTGTGCGATCTGTACTTGGTCCGGAGTGTCTGCCGTCTTGACTTCTCGGGTGGGGTTCTGCCAGTACAAGCTGGGGCCGATGATGGCGACCAGCTCGAACGCCTTGTTCAGGCTGACCATGAACTGAGGCTGGCTGACCGATGGGTAGAACTCTTTACGGAATGAGTCCTCCCACATCGTCTTGGCTGAGCTGCCAAGGAATTGCCGGCACAGCTTTGCCATGACGTTGAAACGCTCTTTCGACTTCTCTGCAGCACCGAACCGGGCGAACCACTGGTTAACCAATGGGCCGAGAACGTATCGCTGCAGTTGTTCCATGTCGAGAGGTTGCATTTACCGTCAATCCTTGATCTGCAGCATCGCAAAGGCCGTACGTGGGAGCCAAGCTCCCTTGGACCGGTAGTTCTGATTCTTCAACCGCTCATCACCGAGAAGGCATACGCCCTTCAGGACCTGCAGCTTGCCAGTGCTGTGTGGCGTATTGTATGTCAGGTCGACCATGTTGTCCCCGCAGAAGTCTGTGACCGTGGCCACCGCTGGAACGTTGTCTGTCTGACCCTGAGCACACCACCACACCGTGTCACCGATCCAGACTGTGTGAGGGTTCTGGTCGATGACTACCTGTCGAACAATGTCTCTCGTTTTCATAGCACGTCCGGGGGTTATGGAATTCCAAGAACTATCTGACCACTGCTGGCAGATTTCTTCTGGGTGAAACGTTCTGTCAGGAACTTCTGGTCAGCCTCCCACATCAGGAGACCTGGGTCTTTAGGAACGTAGCCGGGAGGTGGACCGAGAAATTTCGGGTTGAACCCAGCGTAGTACTCCAAAGTGTCGACCTGGTCATGGGTTTGACCAGACGCAAGTTTGTCCTGCACATCCTCCTTGGTGACAGCCTTGACCAGTGTCTCAAGCTGACGAATCAATGTCGGACAAGCATGAGCCACGATGCGGAGCCGAGGCTTGCCGCAGCCGTGTCTGACCTGCATAAGCGTCCGGAGTTTCAGCGACCTGTTAATCCAGACAGTCTCACCCCTGAGAAACATACCGCCTGTGAGTTGACATTGCAAGCCCGCCTTCTTGAACTCCATTTCGTAGTTCTGAAAAACCGTGTGTGCGTGTCCCATCGGGGTCTGGTCACCGGCCTTGGCGTCCCCGATAAACCGGGAATAGTATCGAAAAGGGTCGACTGCCTTAGCCCGGCGGGCCATCTCTCCCGCGTGGATACGGGGCACCGCCATCTCGCGGAACACGATGTGGTAGGGTTCTTCGTCATGCCAGAAAGACTCGGGCGGTATGGCCACCCAGAGCAGGGCCGGCCGGGCGGTACCTGGGTCGAGGATCAGGTCGACGCACCAATCCGGAGGTACGTTCCAGTTCAACCGACGCATCGCGTCCGTGACCTTGTCGTTGAGCGGGCTACCGTCGCCGTAGTCAACACAGTGAATCCGCCGATCGAATTCGGGGTAGGCAAGGATGTTGTCGACCACGAACTGACCGTAATCGCGGGCACGGAGTTGTTCTTCGGTCCAGCCCTCGGCTCGCTTCCGCTTCTCGTCGTCATCCACGAAGGGGGACTTCGAACCCATGAAGATGAAGTTCGTGACGTCGGCTTTCTTGCGGGTGCCGAGCTGGACTTCTTCACGCTGGGCTTCACACCTCCGGTACAGATTCAGCAGAGCTGGTGTCGAGGCGTTCGGCCACGACGTCCAGAAGATCCGACCTTTCCTGTCCGACAGTCGAGACTGCCATTCTGGGTAGTGCTCGCTGTTCTCAATCTCTTCGTCAATCCAGATGATGTTGACAGGGTCCCCTCGTTTCACCGCACCTGATGAAGCGAACGCGTAGACCGTCGACCCGTCTTTCATGATCAATGAATCGAACTGGAAGGCTGCCTTGTTTGACCATGACTCCTTCTCGATCTCCGATGGTGGGATCAGGGGTGGCGCCGGCTTACGATCCTGTACCGGGATCTGATCATCGCCGGGGATACGGCCGGGCTGCCAGGCTCTCCACAGTCCGGTCTTACCATCTCGAACCATGTCGAACGCACCAGGCTTGCAAAGCAGTCGATAGATGGTCTGCCCGATGTGGTTGAGCTGCAGACCGACAAGCCAGACGTTGACAGGGCGTTCCTTCCATCCGGGCTCACGACACTCGTGCTTCGATCCGTCTGCGAACGTGATAGGTTTGTTGCGGAGGTACGAGGCAATCATGGCGGCCACGATGGTGGACTTACCTGATCGTGTACCCCCTTGAACCAGAGTCTCGGACGTGTCGCAGGTGACTACCGCCTCCTGGTACTCTGTAGGTCTGAAGATCTCCAGTGCATCGACCTTGGCCTTTGCCAGCTTGGCCGCGGCGGCCAGACCGATCTGCGTGTCTTGTCTATCCCTCAGTGCCTGACGGATCTTGTCTTTGATATCATCGCTCAAAACGCACCCCCATAATTGTTCTGCCGTGCCAACAGGTGGAACACCGCCCCCGCCACGATTGGTTTCATCGCGTTCGGCACTTCCATCTTCTCTCGCATCGGGTTTGTCATATCCAGCAGGTCGTCCTCAGCGATACCTCGGCGAGCTGGTACGGCCTGCTGCTCCACCATCGTGGTTGGGTTGATCGGCATCCGCTGCCCGTCGATCTCTCGGACTTCCTCTT